AATCTCATCGGGTATGGATGTTCTAAATGTTGGGCATTTATCAAATAGGTATTTGCCAATCTCTAAACTCTTTTCACTACTGATACAACCGTTGTATGAAACATCTTTTAATGATTTAAACATTTTAGTTTCCTATTAAGTTAAGTTAATAATACATGGTTAAGAAGATTCCTAAGCCATGTATTACTTATAAGGCATCAAGCCTCTTATGTTAAGTTTCACGGTAACATGGAATGCTATATAGATACCTACGCTCACACGACACACGCTCGAGGATTAATAACTGGTATCAAAAGGTCGGGACGAAAAAAAACCTAGCGACCGAAGTCACTAGGTTTAAGTATTACTCAGCGTTCCACTTGACCATGAAAGCGATTCTAGCCTGAGTTAATTTTTCCTCATTAGCCGTTTCGTCTCCCCTAGCCTTAGCGTTTTTGCACTTCGTCGCTAAGTCTTTAAAGGTATCTTCAATGCGTTGAGCGAAGTCCGAAGTAGCCCCACGTTCTCTAGCCTTACCACGATTGACGATAGCCCTAGCCTGTCGTTTAAGGTCACCGAGACGGTTAGAACAGTAAGTATTGACCGTGTTTCTAATCTCTTTTACTATTGGATAGAGATAAGGGTTATCGGTTTTCATTTTGCCAAATTGTTGCTGAGTGAAACTAAAGGCATAATCAACGCCGATACTAACTTTCTCAGGGGCGTCGTTTAACTCAGGGTTAGAGCCGTCAATCAGTAGATAATGGTCATTTACCCTAGCATAAGACTTAGCAGGGTTTCTCTCATTAAACCGTAAACGATAACCGTCGTATAACTCGGCTTTTGATTCGGTAGGGACTTCGTCAAGAAAACCCTTGATATTGTCTAAGCAATATTGTGCTACCGACTCAATACGGTCATTAGCAAGGGCTTGTTTATATGCACCATCTTTTAATGATGTGATAGTGTCGTTTTGCTTCTGTGATACGAGGGCTTTAGTAGCCATGATAACTTCTCCTATAAAATAAGATACTGCGATTATGAGTAGCGATATTGCTAACCCATGTATTTGTTATACGGTATCAAGGTCGCTATGTTAAGTTTCATCACCTAGTGGAATCTTAACTAAGGAGACACACTCGCACGGCATACGCTCGAGGACTAATAACTGGTATCAAACCGGCTTGCGCCGGTCTAAACTACGGTTTAGCAAAACCAATCTCAACCAAATCAATCACACGCTCTGCGTTATCTAGCCATAAATCTCTGCTGACTAATGTGTTGTTTGACCAGTCTTCTAGTCCATCTGCTTTAATACGCTTGGCGTATTCATATACTGCGTTCATGATGAACAGGTTGCTAAGTGGTAGAGCTAATACATAATTCAGTTTATCTTTATTCATTTACTTCTCCTTTTAAAGTGGGCGCCGAAGCGCCCTGTTGATTACTTCTCTGAACAAACACCAATCGTTACCATAAAGAACAGGCAAGCCAACTGCCCGACTAAACATTGCAGACTATCAATTGTCTGTGTCCAAGCATACAGGTAGAGGAATACTGCCTCACCTATTAAACATATAACAAATGCAATGCCACTGAATATATCTTTACTCATATACTTCTCCTAAGTGATGGGGGACTTGCGTCCCCCTGTTGATTAACGGTGATACTTGATTGCTACTGTCTTACCAAACACATCAGTAACCTTGATGAATACATCTTGCTTTGGATACTGATACATCCATGCTAATGCTTTGGACTTACTGCGTGCTGTATGCTTTACTTCTTTTGTCCCCCAAAGGACAGTGATGTTATATAACATGGTAACTTCTCCTATTGAATATGAACTGCATGATTGCTGTCCATGTATTAGTTATATCAGAGGCATACCCTTATGTTAAGTTTCAGACCCCAATACATCGACCCCGACCCCCCAAAACTCAATTGGGTCCCCCCGCTCGCCCCATACCCCCTAACATACGCAAATAACCCCGCATTTTTCCCAAACACCGGACCCCCAAATAAGCTATTTGAGGTAACTTTTTGCGTTAACTCTAGGTTTTTTGCAAAACGAACTATCATAACTATATGATTACAAACATATTTTCTCAGAAACACATGGCCACCAATGATGATTTACTAACTTTACATATACCCCACCCCCCTATCAAATTAATACTCTCCTTGCAGCGTACCGTTTATAGAAAACACCCCCCGTCATTAAAAAAGGTACACCTTGTGTAAAAAAATATTATATAATTGTGAAAACTGAATAGGGCAGACATGGAATTATTAATACCCGAGATCGAAGAAAACATTCTTCTACCTAAGAACGCCGCTGAAGCGTTTCCCCAACTGTCGCCGCAAGAAGAACTGAACATGCGCGCTAATGTAGCTGTTCTATTATCTAGTTTAACCGGTCAACCTATCTCACCAACCAAAGAAAACACCGAAGAAGCTAAGGTTTTGGCTAGAGAAATGATGGAAAACCCTCAAAATAGACCCAATTTTGCCAATTATCCTAATGAAACCCTTGCAATGTTGGCTGGAATGGTTGCCCAAATGAACGTACAGATAGTAGATGAGCTATCAGAACTAAAAATGTACGTAGTAAACCACTTAGTTAGCTCAGTTGAAGCCGCTCCAGACGTAAAAACTAAGATTGTGGCGCTCCGTGCCCTAGGTGACGTGGACGGAATTGACGCATTTAAGAAAAGAACAGAGATTACACACAAAATTCAGACAATGGAAGAGGTTGAAGCTGAGTTAATTAACTTATTAGATGAAGTTGAGCATAAATATATAGATGTAGAAGCTAGGGTTGTTGTCGATAAAGAACAAAATGCTTGAATCTATTGGCGAACTCACCCCAGAGAGGCTATTTAAACTGCGTTTAGTGGCAAAAAACCCTAATATTCCGTTAAAAATTAAGCAAAAAGCAGCAGATTTACTAGCAAAACACGATAGTTTTTTAACCCAAGAAGTGGGAAAGATGTCATTTCTTGATTTTGTTAAACACGTATATCCGGGGTATAAAGTTGGACCACATCATCTTAAACTGGCTCAAATATTTGAAGACATCGCTAATGGAGCTAAAAAACGCGTTATTGTCAATATTGCACCACGCCATGGCAAGTCAGAACTCATATCTTACTTGGCACCCGCATGGTTCTTGGGAAAGTACCCTAATAAAAAAGTTATTATGGCTTCGCATACAGCTGATCTTGCGGTTAATTTTGGGCGTAGAGTACGTAACCTCGTGGGTTCAGAAGCTTATAGGGATATATTTCCGCAAATAGAGTTACAGTCAGACAGTAAGTCTGCATCAAGATGGGGGACTAATTTTAATGGTGAGTACTTTGCTATTGGTGTTGGTGGTGCTCTTGCTGGACGTGGAGCTGATTTGTTTATTATTGATGATCCCCATTCTGAACAAGAAGCTAAGACTGGGCGACCCGATGTTTTTATTCCTGCTTGGGAGTGGTTTCAGTCTGGTCCTTTACAGCGTCTTATGCCGGGCGGAGCAATTATTGTCGTAATGACAAGATGGTCAAAGTTAGATTTGACTGGGCAAATTGTTTCACAGATGAATCGGGAAGATGATGTAGACCGTTGGGAAGTAGTTGAGTTCCCTGCAATTACAGATGAGGGCGAAGCACTTTGGCCCGAGTTTTGGCCTGTTGAGGAGCTTTTAGCTAAAAAAGCTGCTTTAGATATTAGGTACTGGAATGCCCAATACATGCAGAACCCTGTGTCGGAAGAGGGCGCGCTAATTAAAAGAGAGTGGTGGAACATATGGGATGAGGAAACTCCGCCCACATGTGAGTTTATTATTATGTCATTAGACGCCGCACAAGAAGCTAATAATAGAGCTGACTATAATGCTCTTACAACATGGGGTGTCTTCTTCAATGAAAAAGTCAATAATTACAACATTATTCTCCTTAACTCAATCAAAAAACGCTTGGAATTCCCGGAACTCAAGAAACTTGTACTTGGGGAATATAAAGAATGGCAGCCAGATGCGTTTATGGTTGAAAAGAAATCGAACGGGGCTGCGCTTTATCAGGAATTACGTCGCATGGGCATCCCGGTTGGAGAATTCACGCCTGGCAAGGGACAAGATAAAATTGCGCGTGTTAACGCTATCTCTGACCTCTTTTCGGGTGGTGTCGTCTGGGCGCCGGAGCACAGGTGGGCGAAGGATGTAATTGAAGAATGTAATGATTTTCCTAGCGGTACCAACGACGATCTGGTAGACTCTACTACATTAGCTCTATTAAGATTTAGACAGGGTGGATTCATCCGTTTACCGAATGATGAACCAGAAGATGATTTCTTGTACAAGTACCGCAAAAAAGCGGCGTACTATTAAGGATAGAATATGGCAATAGATAAAGCAATAGGA